GCTGAGAAGGACAAGACTCAGCGGGTATTCACACTTGGCTGGATAAACAGAGAGGCTGTATGATTTTATATACTCGTGGCGCTCGTGGCGCAATTCACATTTGGGAAATCCAAATAAAGGATACACACCTGCTAATGATTTATGGACATAAAGGTGGCGCGCTGCAAGAGCAACGCGAGTATGTTGACGAAGGCAAGCAGGGTCGTTCTATTCGTGAGCAACTTGAATCCCGCTTCTGGTCTCGTGTCAATAAGATGCGAGACAGAGGCTATGTAGACAGTGTAGATAAGCTCACTGACAAAGTATTCAACAAGCTCGGATTCAAGCGACCTATGCTTGCTCAGCCTCTTAGCAAAGTAAATGAGATTGACTGGTCAACAGCGATTGTTCAACCTAAGTATGATGGGCATCGCTGTCTAGTCACAAATCATCTTGGAGAAATAATTGCATACAGTCGCAATGGCAAATTCATAACATCAATCAGTCACATTCTTGATTACATCGAAATACCAGAAGGCATGACTATTGATGGCGAATTATATTGCCACGGAATATCGCTTCAACAAATATCATCATACATCAAACGAGAACAAGTTGAAACAAGCTTGCTTCAATATGTTGTGTATGATGTTATGGAAGATATGCCTTATCTAGAAAGATTTGATTATGCCAAAAGTGTAATTAAAGCAAATGATAGTCTCAAGTTTGCACCTGTTATTAAAGTGTTTAATAAGTTGCAAGCAAAAGAGAAGATGATGGAATATCGAGAATCTGGATATGAAGGTGCCATACTCAGGCATGGTCCAACATCATATCAAGATGGCTATCGCTCAAAGAGTCTTGTCAAAATAAAAACAACTCTTGATGCATATTTTGAGATTATAGATATTGAACCATCAAGAGAAGGATGGGGAATTCTTGTATGTCTTACTGAAGATGGCAAACGATTCAATGTCAGTGCACCTGGCACTATAGAAGATAAAGAGTTTGCACTTAGGAACAAGCACAGATTTGTAGGCAGGGATGCAAGAGTGGAATTTGCTTACTACACACCGGACGGAATTCCTTTCCATCCGGTAGCAGTTGACATAGGCAGAATTTAACCTTTGTTGCTAGTTGGTATAGATGGGTCGGATTGCATACGCCCTCTGTACCAACTAGCTACACCAAGTATTGCGCCAAAAGCCATCCACACTTCATAAGGCACTTCTGGCACTGGTATATTCATCAAAGGCAAAACGAAGTAGACGCCAAAAGTCAGAACGCCAAATTCAAATCCTATGAATGGACGCCAACTATAAGTAGGCCAATGTTCAGATGCAGCTTCCGCTCTCATCGTCTGATTGACTTCACTTCTGTTAGAAGCATCTGCCTTGATTTCTTCTATCTGAAGTTGAATGCCATTATCATTAAGATGCTTCTGATATTCCAACTCAAGCTCTTTGAGTTTGACTATCTGATCGCCACTCAATCCCTCTAGTGCCTGTTTGACTTCTTCTGGTGTAGCATTTTTATTGCCAAGAAGTTTGTCGCCAATAAATTGAACTGCATTGCCACCAAGCGGGCCAACTAAAGCTGTAGCAATAGTTTTTGCGCCACCTAGTGCAAGTTTGCCTAATAGGTCACCCCATTCCATATATCACCTCAAGGCGTGTAGCCTCTCTTAAGTAGATTATCCATCTTGTCAAAGATGGGGCTATAGACATCAGGCATCTTGTGTTCATCATTAACAATTTCCCACATCTTTTTTCCAAATTCTATTGCTGGCTCATTCATGCCACCAGTCTCAGAATTGGAAGAACCTACAGCACCAGCAACTCGTTGTGCATTACGGAATCCAAACGGAGCAAACAACTTAGGGTCTACTCCGCGTAGGCGCATGTCAACAGCAAGTTGTCCAATAGCACCGATGTTGCGAACATTGTCGGATACTTTCTGAGTTACTGCCAAGCCTGCTCCACGACTATTGATTCGGTGCAATGCAAGAAGATTCTGAAGCTCTCGCATTGGTGAACCTTCAGGTGCATTATTCAAAGCATATCGAGTAGGATTAAATGCACGCATTTCTTCATGCAGTCCACCCCAATTAACTTCACCCTGATCAAGATGGCGTTTGATAAGTTCCTTTGTTGCATACTTAGTTTTTGCAGTATCATAAGAAGCAATTTGAGCAGCACTCATATTTGCTTTGACTGAATTATCAAGACCTTCATCAATTTTATCTGCAAGACCAAGCAATTCAGATTTGTATGCAGGATTATTATCAGCAGCACTCTTAAAATCTCTTATCCAGCGTTCAATCTTCTGATACTTCTCGCCTGTGACATAACCAGGACCAACAAGATCATTTATCTTGTCATACAGCCTTTGGAACTTTGCATAATCAGCAGGATCAACAAGTTTGAATTCAGTTCCATAATTCTTTCCTCCGCTTCTGCCACCTATTGCATATCCAAGAGCATCATCAAGTTTATCTCGAAGAATTTTACCATTGCCAGTTATAGCATTAACTGCATCATCAAGTTCACTTCCAACTGCCTTATCAACATGGGACATAGTTTTAGCATTAAGCTCATCACCAGCTACGCCAAACACATCATTAAGAATAACACGAGCAGTAGTTGCTTGATTCTTAAGATCAACATTCTGTCCTATGCGAATAGTATCAGGCAAACCTCTTAGTGCATTTTCTTCCATTTGAAGAAGTTCATCACCAGTTGATGCACCAGATGAAACATAGAATCCTTTCTTACGAGCCCAATCAACAACTTCATCATCTGCAGAACTATTGAAGTTTTGATAACGCTCAATAGGCTTAGCAAGTGGCGACAACACAGCAGTGCTAACAGCAGAATTCAAAGCTCCGCTTGCTGCGGTGTCATAAGGGTCGATGCCACCTATGACTGCACCAAACAAAGCATTTTGTGCAACTGGACTATTGGCAACTGCCTCGCCTGCAGCAAAAGTCTGAGGAGACAAATTACGCAATGCACGATACTTGCTCATTACAGATGGAACACCACCTATTTTAGAACCAGCTTCAAGCAGCCAACCTTGACCAATGCCAAGCGGAAGATATGGCATCATGGTGCCGCCAATCTTGGCAAATGGATGTTCAGCACCAAGCTGATTAAGATTGCGTCGGTCGCTTTCAAACTCTCTCAAATCAAGAGTATTATCGCTAAACAATCCTTTGACGCCAATGCCAAGTTTGGTAGCTTCTTGACCTGCAAAAATCTGAGTTGGGCTAGACTTCAAAGTGTCATAGAAGCTATCTTGAGGCGTGCCAACATCACGATTCATATCGTAAATGCCTTGCTGCTTAGACTGAATTGCTTTAACCTTTTCAGGCAAAGCAAAGATATTTGGATTGGCCCCAAATTCAGTTTTGAACAATTTGTCAATATCATTAGCAGTGGTTGTTACATAATTGTAATCCCCCTCTCCACCATATTTAATATCAATAGGCGCATCGCGAGCTTTAAGTGCATCTACATTGATATCCATATTTTTGTATGCTGGTGCATTTGGGTCTGGTGTAGCTTGTGCAGGTGCTGCATCAACCTTAACTGGATTGCCCATAATGTCATCATACAAAGATTGAAGTTGAATTTCAGACAAATTGTCATCAATGTTCCATGTTTTGCCGCCAATCACTAGTTGCATGATTATTTCCTCGCACCCCAGGATTTGCCACCATCATAACTATATTCCCAACCACCACCTGCTTTAGGACGAACAGACGTTGGAGCACTGGGAGCATTAGAAGATTCACCATTGCCAAGAACAGCTTCTCTTGCTCTACCAAGAAAATCAGGAGTCTGCTCAGCAATAGAAGTAGACTTAGGTTTGGCAAAGTCAGAACCAGGAAAATCAAGTTTTGGACCAAGAATCATATCTTTATCCAAACCATAATGCTTTTGATAACGACCTGCGTATTCCTGAATATCACTGTACTTCTTAGCAAACATTCCGCTGAGGCCGTTGATGGCATCATTCAACTGAGATTTTTGCTCAGGCCCCATAACACCACCAGTTGCCTTCATTCTTTCAGCTATTGAATTGATAGTTGAAATGTATCCAGCAGCACGAGTAGCAGAATCAACTTCACCTTCACGAGCAACGCTAGTTGGATCAAGAGCTTTAACATATCCAACAATAGCACCATAGTCTGCTGCGCCACCTTCAACAGATAACAAAGATTTGGCAGCTTGAATTCCCTGCATACCTGCACGAATTGGAGAAAGCAATTTTTCAATATCCTGTCGTGCAGTATTGAATACCCCAATGCGCTCTTTCTGGATATCAGGACTGTTATTGTCTATAGCCAATAATCCAGGGTCGCCAGCTTCTTCAGCCGCCTTAATTGATTCTGGGGTATATTGACTATAATTATATTCCTTGCGCATTTTATCAGGCGTCCAAGTTGAACGTCCATTTGCACCAGGAGGCGCAATCCAACTTCCAGAAGAAGGGTCATACACAGTTTGATCATCGCCAACTGCAAAAGGCTTTTGCATCATACGATTCATCTTAGCAGCAACATACTGACTAGGAGCAAGCAAAGCCATAGCACGCTCTTCAGGAGGGGCACTCTGAACAAGAAACGATGCCATCTGTCTTTGCTGAGAACGCTGCTGCATCTGGTCTGCCATATTAGCCGCAGCCATAGGGTCCTTGCCACCAATCATGGCAAAACCAGCCATAGTCATGGGATTGATGAATCTGTCCATCAAAGATGTACCAGGCTTCATCATCTGCGTTTGCGGCGCTTCATCACTAGAGATCATATCCAACAGATTCATCAGAACCCCCTGCTTACACCATTAGGATTCATTGGATCAAAATAAAGATTGGTTGCCAAAGGATTTGGACCGCCACCTCCCATCATGCCAATGCCTCCGCCAGAAGCCATTCCACCACCAAACAAACTTCCCATTCCGCCTGCCATCATTCCTGGGTTCATAAAGCCTGCTGCAACCATACCAGCACCTAACAGTTTATCAAATATAGGCGATTGCTGCTTGGTGGTAGTTGTGCTAGTTGAATCAGAAGTAGTGGTGCCAAATCCTTGAGCCATGCCAAACAACATTGGAAACATCGCTTGCATATTCTGAAGCGGAGCATCACGATTGTAATTGAATCTTGCCATATCTTCGTTAAGTTGATTTTGCTCATCGCCTCGAAGAGCAGTAGCAGCCTCATATATAGCATTGCCAGGAGCCATATTCAAGTTGAACATATTCTGAGACATGCCAAGTCCTGCTTGAAGACCAGCATTTTTAAGACCTTCAAAATTCATTGCAAGGTCATTGTTATAGCCGAGAATGTCTCGTCCTGCATCAACACGAGCAAGACCCTCAGCAATGCCAGCACGACTGCTAGTTCTACCTCCGCTGAGAATCGCCTCATCGTTGATGCCAGGTATAACAGTTCGCATCAATTCGTTGTTTGCCCTATCGGCATAATATCCAAGAGCATTATCCCAACGAGATTGATCAGGGCCACCCATGAGTTCTTGCCAACCTGCAAGAGCAGGATTGACAATGCTATCGCGAGAACCAAGTGCAGTTTGGTAAACATCATTCAATCCGAACTGCTGTTTGCCATCCATGCTAAGATAAGTTTGACCAGGGAAGAACTGAGGTGGCTCTTTCAAACTACCGGTGATTCCATTAAGCAAAAGGTCAAGTCCAGGAACAGCTTTGTCCCAAGGAGTTGTAGAAGTAGTAGAGTGAGATTCAGTCTTACTCTTGCTGCTGCCGCTAAAAAAACTACCCATTATAATGCTCCACGTCAACTACCATTGACACATGTTTGATTTTGGCTACATCTTTGAACATTTTCATAAAGCCAGGACGGCCTCTCCATTCAAGCGTTTTGCAACCAAATTTACGGGCACCATCAACAAGGAACTTAAGATAATCATCTTTCCATTCCCACATGCCTTCACCAACAGCAAGATTAACAAAGAACACTTTTTGATTATAATAATATTCAACAGCGCAAATAGTAACACCACAAAGTTTACTATCAGGATTAAGTGTTGCCACGAGAACATATTTGCCAGCAAGTAAGCCGTCATATAGTTCTTCTAAGGTTACTCCCGTATTAAACTGAAGTAAAGCGTCACCCAAAAGAGGTTGTATGGTAAGCCAGATGTTCGGCACCTTCTCAGGCGGAACATTAATGAATTTGTGACTCATTCTGAAAACCTATATGCCAATACTGGAATTGGAACTGCAGTGATATAAGCGGCACCTACAGTAAATGGATTTGGAAGTGCTCCAAAGGCATGCGCAACCGAGAGTCCAAGACTTCTGGTTGTTGGCATTGTAGAATCATCTGGAAGAAGTCCGGGCACAGAAGAACCGTCAATTTGACCACAACGTAAAGTTGGATTGCTACTACTAACAAGAGCAAGCCAATAAATAGCCAAAGGCTCCAAGGCAATTTTGCATGCACTTGTTTTAACTCCATTGCTAGCAGTTCCAATGTTCCCAGAATCAAAAAGTAATTTGCCTGGATAAATATTTGTTTCAGATTTTGATGCATACAAGCCTATACGTGCATTGCTTGCTGCCACATTGGCAGTAACATTAAATGCAAGCAAATCAACTACACTATTACGGCCTGGAGCAACAAAAGGAATTGCACGCAAAACATTGGCACTAGGTGCGCCAGTTGTTAATGCTTGTCCGTTGTTAAATCCAGCGTAGTAGTATGAAGATGGAAGGCCACCTCCATTTACATATCCACGATTAATTTCATATGCATATCCAACTCTATCATCACCATCTTGAATTGAAGAAAATCTTTGAAATTCATCTTCAATTGCACTAACAAGTTTGCCAAGAGCTTCTTGCCATTTATCAACATTGGCAAAAAGTTTGCCAAGTTTTTGTGGACTATATCTCATATTCTGCCATCCTTTATGTATTCAAATTCAAGTGAGGACAATTTCCAATAATCATCTGAATACATTCTTATGCCAAAATACAAACCGCTGACATTGCAATCAACAAAATGTTGAGTTGCTGGATCAAAATCATATGGACCATACCAAGTATATGGCATTTCTGCACCATCAGAAAATCCAATTTCAAATTGTACAGGATTCCCGCTCATGCGCGGGTATACATATTTCATTCTATGTCTATCTGATGCACCTTCGCCGACTCTGATTCCAGTTCGCTCAATAAACTTATTCATAGCAACTCCATTTGCAGTTTGACCATCATCCATTTGATAAACATTAGCATCAGTGCTGGATGCAATCAAATTGTTAACAGAAGGATTGAAATACTGTCCATCCCAAGAAGTGATCATTTCAGACCACTTGGTAGTTGTAAGTTCAGACCACTTAGGCGGAGAACCAGTTTGCTTGATAGCCTTAATCATGTGAGTGGTGTTAGCAGCCAAATCACGAGGCGACCAAGTATCAGTGTTATAATTCCAAACAAGAGCTTTGTTGCAATATTGATTGCCTTGACTAGGATAGCAAATCCAAATTTCATTAAGAGCAGGGTAAGCAACTACAAACGTATTGTAGTAATATGTCGAGTCAATGCTGCTAAACAAAGCCTTTCGATTGCGTCTATCAATAGCACTTTTCCAAGTGCTACCATCATGGTAAATGCAATCACCAACAGTCACCACAAAGTGATAATCTTGGAATTGGCAAACACAATTACGAGCAAGAATGCCAATGTTGTTGAAAATAGTATTCCAGCGCCAAACACTATTGCCGCCAATAAACTGAGTTGCAATAGTTTTATTTTGCCCATAGATTATGAACAAATCTCCAAGAGGCCTGCCATCAAGCAAAGCCATTTCATTGTCGCCTAAATCAACTTCACCAGCCTTGGTTGCTGGGTCAGTTTCATCCCAAGATGCAGGCAATCCTGAATCTGCATATTGAGACCACTTCATTCGATATGGATAATGCGTACCACCATCAACTACATCAAGAGCAATTAAATAGCCTTTGAATGAACGAATGACTTCGCAAGATGTAGCATTCCATCCAGGCAAAGCAACCATATCGTGAGCAACATCCATATCCCAATAATACGGTGCATCAACACCATTGGTAAATACAAAATTACCATTGATTACATCAGTTGCCCAATTGACACTAGAAGTAAGAGGAGCAGCTGGAGTGATAGCAGTTAAAGTAGTTCCATCAAAAGCAAATATTTTTGTTGCTCCACAAAAAATATCATAGTACAAATTGCCAGTTATATCCTGGATACCATCCATATGATAAACTGCAACATCTGCACCATCATTCACTTCTTTGAAAAGAGTATAGCCATTTGCTGATACAAGCGATTCTGCATCACAACGAAAGTTTTCACCTCCAGTAATAGCAGGACCAGACAGTGCATACCCTGGTGCATCTAGAACAAGACCGACGCTGCCAAGTTGTTCAACGGGGAGTAGCATTGTTTTCAATCCTCCGCTTGTCTGCGGCATCAGCAGCAATATAAATCACTTTAGCAAGAGCTTCCATTTTAGCGCCAACTGTATTACACATTTCTTCGGCTGCATCAAGTCTGCTATTCATTTCATGATTAACAGACATGGATAATGTAACAGTCTTGCCTAAAACTTGAAGAATGTTTGGCAACATTCTATATGAACAATCTTGACGAATGTATTCTTTGCCTTCCTCCTGCCACGGCATTTCCCACCAAGCAGGACAAAACTTTGAAGCATCCGGGTTGTTTGTCTTAGGACAATTTTTGCAATCAAATGCTCCAGAGCTAAACATTAATTTTTACTCCAAATAGTACAGAACAGAGTAGGTGGACGCCAAGTTCCATTGGAATCAACCACATTACTATCAGGCTGAGAAGTTGTACCGCTAACAGTAACACTATGTGTATGACTGCTAGAAGCAGAATCATATGGATCAGTACTCAAGTCTCTAGGCACAACACCAGTCGGTCCACTGGTAGTTGCAGTGTCGCTAAATGTATGGGTATGAGCCATAGTCAACCCATCAACAACCCAACCAGTGTTATTAGCGCTTACACCATTGTTGGTGCCGCCTTTAGTATTAGTTGCACCAGGGGCAATGACATAATCTTCATCATAAGTCCTGAATGTCCAACCAGTCATAATCGCAGTGCTGGATTGAAAGAATGCCATATACATTCCGGAAACAACTACATCATCTAGTTGGTTCCATACAGCAGCACCAAGAGTTGGGTCTACACAAATGTAAGACCTCTTATTAGTTCTATCAACCCAAATAGAGCCATAAGAATAGCCATCGCCAGTGTCATCATTTACAGTAGGTGCAGCAGTTGCATCTTTCTTTCCTTTAGGCAAATCATTTTGATCAGCTGCTACTGCACCACTAATATTGCCAAATGCATTTTTAAGAACAATTTTAATTTGGCGAATATGGTCATCGCCTTCATATACAAAATTGGTATCCGCTGGGATAGTGATATCAAGAGCGGATGGATATGTTGCTCCATCTAAAGGCATTGCTTTTCTCCTTAACCAGTGGATACATCGCCATCAAGTGAGTCACTATAAGGAGACGACATTTCCATTGCAGTCTCGCCCCAGCGACGTTGCTTATCATCTTCAATAACAGATTCAAGACCAGCATTAAATCTATCATTCCACATAGGAATCATTTCTGCATCCTTTGTGTACATTGTTGCTTCAATCAAAGAGCCAAACATAAGCAAGTCCATTGCATTGTCGGTATACTCGTTTGTTTGCTGAGATTGAGACAATTGAACAGGTCTATAGTATTGGCAAAATCTAATCTGATCAGTCAAGCTAGGATACGGATAAATTGTCAATATTTTTGAATCAATTGTATAGTATCGTGAATAGCCAGTTTGATTTGCAAGATTCATTGAGTCTGCAGCTTCAGGGGTTATATATCTCAAACTTTTAATTGGACTTCCAATTACTTTGATATATCGAACACCATTGAAATCTGCAGGCAAAATAAATTCTTGCCCAAGATTGTTTATGCTATCTACAGTTGCATCCCAATCAGTCCTCTTGGACAACCAATCAACTCGCACAAGTCGATTCATTTTAATTTGTGCCAATGACACAAAATCAGGAATGAAAGAAGCGAGATTTGGTTTATTCCAAAATCTTGACACCGCATCCAAAAGTTCATCATATGTGGTAATCATTAAAATCTTCCAATTGATCCATTTGACATTTCAGAATTGTTAGACGATGGCAACAATGGATTAGGAGTTTTACATTTCATGGTATCATATGTTTCATTAGAATCGCCAATTCTAATTTCATCATGAATATATTTTTTTGTTTTTACATTAGAGGAATCTGGGACAATTCCAATATCTTCCCAATCTCTTTTGTATATTCCAAATTTAACATATGGCCCAAGATATGTATCAGGAGATACATTTACTCCAGTTGCAATGTTTTGTTTGAATCTTAAATTTCCATTTATCCAAATCATAACATCGCCAACACCAGGAGTTGCCCAATCTATTTTGTGTTTTATTACAAAATCATACCATTTTAAAGGAACAACTCTAAGAGTGTCTAATATGCTATAATAGGTTGTTACGCCAGGCAATTGATCAGGCGATGCATGAGATTGAATTACAAATTCACCTTCATCTATTGAAATTCCAAAGCCAGGTGATGCCAATGGCAAGCTAGGTTCTCCGCCTGCTGCTGGCAATCCAGTTCCTCCATTGTGAATTTGGAATATGATTTCAGGAATAGAATCATCAAAATCAACTTGAAGCGGGTACAATGAAAATGAATACCAATAAGTTTCTCTAGAAACTGTTAATGGCAAATTTCTATTGTAAGGTGGATTTTGTCCTATTACTTCTGCTCTAAACCATCTTTTCGTATCATAAGCTCTAGTTAAAGAACTTAACATTGCAACATTGCCAGTGTTCCTGACAATATTATATTCAGGTGCAATAAAAGCATTCCCATCAGGCGATGAGCTAAGCAAAGATGACAATGGTCCATCAACATTCCCTTCTATTGATCCACCCCACCAATCTCCTTGATTATACAAATTCAAATCAATGAATGAATTTGGGTATATTGTTGAATCGTATAAAATTGTCATCTGTAATAATCCTTTGCACCTTGATACAATCTCAGCAATTGATTATCAGTTAAAGCTTTGTTAAACATTAATGCTCTATAGAATCTAGTATTCGCCTCTACAAATCCAGTAGGAGAATTTGCACCAGTAGTAAATATAGATATTGTATTTGGTGCGCCTTGCGCAACAAATGCAATAGATTGTCCTTTGTAAACTCCATTACAAAATGCACGCAATCTAGCATCACCAGAATATCTAGTAGCAAGCATAGACATTCCTGTATTATATGGATTTTCTGTAGTATTTACAGATACGGAACGTCCTGTTGCACTATCATATCTTCTAAAATACCAAACATCTGGAGTTGCATTTGAAAAGCCATGAACATGAATTCCATTTGAAGAATTTTCTTCAAATAGGCCAAACATATATCTTGTAGTTGATAATCCAGTAAATGTATATTGGCAAAATACAACAATTGTAATTGGATCTCTATCAAGACCAATTAAAGTTGTTAATGGCGCTCCAGTCAAATCGATAGTTCTAATCCAGCGAGAACCATCAGAACTATATATGTATTTAATTCCATTTGTTGGTGTTACACCAACAGTTGGTCTGGCTCCACTTGTTGGTTGAATTAAATCAAAATTATTTTTTGGTTCATTAAATGTATAAACCAAATCATTTGATGCAGCAATTGTAGTTTTTGCAGCATCTGTAAATATATAATTTGAATTTGCATTCAAATCAAATATAATATCACCAATATCTTCAGGATAAAGATATTTTGTGATAGAGCCTATTTTTGAAACTCTATTTGGCATTGTATCATCCAATCAAATTAAGAACAACATTAACTTGACCAGGAGTTACACCAATTGCTCTAACTCCAATAGTTTTAATTCTATTTTTGCCATCCCACATTGCACCAACAATATCATCAATAGTGCGAAGAATGCGGCAATTTGGAATTACAACTGGAGGCGAAGTTGGAGCAGCATCAAATTCAGTAACAGCACTAGCAAGAATTGCTGCAACGCCTGCACTATCTGCTTCTGCAGCAGACCATGCAACAGCAACCATTTCAGTAAAATTATCGCCAGTTCCAGGAGTTACTGCTCCAGATAGCAAAGCTTCAAAAGATTTGAATCCGGTTGAAGATGACAATACATCATTAGCGCCAGGTGCAGTGTTTTTAGCAATAAGGCCACACACATATGCATCGCCATTAATACCAGCAGCAACTAATTGAACTCCATCAACGCCTTTTGATTTGACAGGAGTGTTATCAGGATTAAGATTGGAAATTTCCACTTCAATTACCTCACCAAAGCTTTGCCAAGACGTTCATCATTAACTTTAACTTTCGGGTGTTCATTTATTAACTTGAATAGAAGCTTGTTTGCTTCAGGATCATGATTTGCATTTTTTAGAATTGGATATTGACGCAACCAACGAGACCAAAGAATTTTAGGTATGCTCGCGACATGCCTACCAAACGTCAAGTCACCAGTGTACTCTGAATTTTGTAATGCAAGATTGTGCTCCAAAATAGGCTCTTCATCTTGCTCAGTTTTGATAATCCATTTTCCAGGCTCACCAACAACATCTTCCATTTCCCATCTGATGATATCATCAACTGGTAGAGCATATCGCGGCATTTTAATTCACCTTATCGACGACGAGCAGGCCTAAGGGCAACTGCCGCATCAGTTTGCTCAGATTCATTTTCAGCAGATTCTTCAGCAGGCTCTTCGTTGTGTTCGACTTCGATGATGAGATCATCCTCCTTAAAATAAGGAACAGCCCAATTGCGGCTGTAAAGAAGCTTTGCCATATCTTCGCTAACTTCAGGAGTATCATCAATGTTGACTCGCACGTCAGCTTCGATAAACACACCATCCCTAATCATTCGTACAAGAGGCATAACAAATCTCCTTAAGCAGCAACAGTGCCCTGAAGAGCACAATTAAGCGGAGTCAAAGCTCCACCAGTATTACCATTTGCAGCATTCCAACCGGCATCCCAAGCAAGCTTGGCTTCATTTTCAGTAGTAGTAGAAAACGGATTATTCGCCTTAGGTTTGCCAACAGCAGTTCCGCTGAGGCGGTAGGCCATGCCCTCACAAAATGCTTTCTGATGACGAGGATTGAATCGGTTAGTGGAACCAACTCCAGTATATTCTTTTCCAGCCATTTCATTTTCTCCAAATGGGACATCCTTGTCCCTGGCTTCCACAACGGAATTAAGCAGTCATTGCCACAGTCTGGTCAATGTCAGCAGCAACACCAGAAGCTGCCTGGTTGTAGCACTTCACAGTGTAGTCAACCAGCATCTGACGATTGTCGGCGTCACCAGTCTTTGCAATCTGATTGGTCTGGAAACCACGCAGATAGGCAGTCGCCCAATATGCAAAGTCAAGGAACAGAACGTCAACGACGCCAGCACCACCGTATGCACCACCACCGTTATCCTGCGCAGAGTACGCAAGCATGAAGCGATTCGGCACAATCTTGAAAATGCCAAAGTCAGAGACAAAGACATCAACTGCGCCAATAGCAGTAGCTGCGGCATTTGCCGGAGTATTGGTGGTGAAAGTACCAATGCGAGCGGACGAGCTAAACAGATACTCAGAAATGCGACGCTTCATCTTGACAGTTGTCATGATGGTATCAGCGCTGCCACCATTGGTGAAGATGGATTCAATCACATCACGCACAATGGTTTCACTAAGAGCCCGCTTGGTGCCAGGAGTCGGGCGGCTAACAGTGCCACCAGAAAAGCCACCATTAGCACCGGCACCACCACCACGCGAAACGTTGCTGGTAAGCCACGAAGAAACACCACCAAGTCGACCAGCAGTAGCATTACCGTTGTCAGCAACCGAAGTCTGATTGAGAAGCTTGATTGCCTCACAATCACGACGAATTTCACGACCACGCTGCAGCAGTTGGTAGGCAAGTTCATTGCCACGACCGATGCTGTTAACAGCCTGAGCACGACCAGAAACCTTCAGAGTCTTCTGGGAAATCTGGCAGTGATTGCCAACACGAGTGGTAGCAGCCGAACTGTCAGTGGTTGCATCAGCGCCGTCAACAACAGCGTTCTGAACGTTGGCAGACGCGAGTACGTCAGTCATCCATTCAGTGTACTGATTGTCGGCGCTATCGGTGCCAGCCATTTCCGTAAACGGAAGGTCAACCGGCGAAATATCAAAAATCTGCTGCATAACATCTTCATTGATGTTGCTAGCAGTCCGCATGTCAGCGGCATCAAAATTAGCAGTAGTCATCTTATCACCTACTTAATCAACTCGTTTACAAAAGCAACTTGGGCGCTTCTGTTACCGCCCATAGCTGCATCTTTTGCCTTAGCCAAGCGCACCTTTTTGACAGAACCTTGATCAGCAGGAGCCTTTTGCTTAGTAACCCTGGGAAGTTTCACTACCTTTTTCACAGTTTCTTTCGCCTTACCAATTGACTGATCGTAAAGCATTGCCTTACGGAGCATAAACCACGCACGGTGGTCAATAAGGGTATTCAACTCTTCTGGAGTGAATCCTTCGTTCAGAGCATAAGCCTTAAGCTTTTCTGATTCAGTTTTGGCAATATCCTTATTGCTCCACTCAGGAATCTTTTCAATGATTTTCTGAGCTTCTTCTGCAACCTTTGCCTCCATGTTGGTTCGATATTCAGCTTGAGATTTTTCCTGCTCTTGCTGCCACTTTTGACCAAGCTCAAGACGCTTTGCCTGGAGGGTCTGCATGCGATCACGGAATCCATCACGATCAATAATGTATTGGGTGGGATTCTCAGTTCGCTTTTGTTCCCAGTTAATGCTCTGAAACTGTTTTACCAGTTCATTTTCTTGCTCAGTTATATAAGCGGCAGCCTGCTGAATTGCAGATACGTACGCGCCTCGCATTTGCTCACGCTCTTTAGCAATTGCTTCTCGCTCTTGCTTAACTTGCGTGGCATTGTTGTCAACGTGCTGTTGTAGACGATAGTTACGAAGCAAAGAATCAAAACTGATCTCTTTGTCCTGACCATCAACTTTTGCTCGAAACAGAGGTGAGCCGTCCTTTCCAATCAGAATGTCAGACTCGTCTATTCCAAGGAGTTGTGCCAGAGTTGAGGAGTCGATTTCAACTTCTTCACTCGTCCCTTGAGCACCATCGGTTTCATCTTCGCTGGATTCATCAGACTCATCTTTGAGATCAGTTTCCTGGTCATCGACTTTGTCATCAGTATTGCCAGCACCCTTTAAATCAAGATTCTCGCCCTCATCACCGTCACCAGTATCAGAGGTGTCAGAATCAATAGACATTCCGTCTAAGATGTCCTGAACAGCCTTGATAGGTGAGCGGCCTTGAAGTGGATTACTGCCGTCAGTTCCATCAACTTTCATGTTCATTATCAAATTACCTTGTCGTTGATAATTGCTCTAAATGCTTCAGCCGCAGCATCAGCATCTACAAGCGTTTGCTGGAAATAATTTTCCAGATTCATAATCACAGACATCGTTAGACGTATGTGAACTAGAGAATCAGTGTCAGAAGTCTTTACGGATGCAAAGCTTTCAAAACACTGAATTTTCAAATAGTTAATTGCGTCTTTAAAAATTGGATTATCAAGAATTGCTTGACCCAATTCTGCACGACGTGCAGCTTTGTGCACATCAGCTTCAGTTATTTGTCCTTCACTCATTTAAAAGTTGCCTTCGGCCTTGCCTTTAATTCTTTTTCTTTCAATGCAAGTTCTGCCCAACCAAGCGATGCATCTTGACTATCCGCAGACCACTTGCGATGTTGCTCATCAGTATCAATCATGAATTCCTGCTGTTGCTTGCTGGCTCTGAGTCTTGCCTCCATCTGTTTGATTTGCGCTTCAAGCATAATAACCTTATCTTCAGTCGTAGGCTCAGCAGCCTTCTTTGCCATTGCTTCAAGTTGCTGCTTGGCTCCAGGACTATCAGGGTCAAGATAGTATTGCTCAGGATTCTTAACACCAGCAAAACGAAGCTCATCAATCAATGCATTGTAAGTTGCACGATAATCGAACAAAATGCCTTTCATTCCAGTTTCAGCAAGAATTTGGTGATTCGCCAAAACTTTGCCAACAGCTGCAGAATGTTTGATTTTGTCACCGGCACCAAGACCTACTTTGACACGAACCTTTTCACGATAGCGGAACTTACTGGGATCAATATTGATCCATTGACCATTTATTTCAATTTCTTTGCACTTGTTTTGGTGTTTAATGACATTGCGATGCAATTTGCGGAAAATGTCAGCAACGCCAGTCTCACCAAGATTCTTAATAATAAGACCAACAAGCTTTTCCTTAGCAGACATGAGACGCTCAACACCATGAGCAGTATCATTGTCGATGACCATTCCTTCGGCCATCATTTCAGGACCAACACCAGAACGCTCCATGCGAATACGACTAAGACCTTCAAGAATCTGGAAAGCTTCAACACCAATAGGCTGATAAGGAAATGGCTTCACAGCTTCAGTATTACGAGCACGAATTGCTCCGCTCGGGCGCGGGTTAAGCAAATCATCCATATTGACTTGATTCTCAACCACTACAGTACGATTGTTATTCGCACGATAGAAATTGTCAAGAATGTTACGCCAAATAGAAGTGCTGATATCCTGAATTTGCTTCATGCGATCATGAAGAGAAACACCCTCCCAGCGATGCGGCACAATGATAGGAGAGCAAGATGAAAAAGGATGATCATCGCAATATTCATTCAGCAGGATGGTGTCCCCATTGACCATCCAAATATGACGCATTTCAGCAATGCCATCATCATCAAAATCAACAAGCATCCATATGTCGCAAAAGTGAAATTGCTTGAGAGTTTTGTCGGTAATATTCGTTGTAATATTTGTGCTACCAAAGCGACGATTCAATGCTTCAGAGTTGTTCGTTCCATGCCAAGGACTCAAGCCTTCAACAACATCCTTAGGAATGCCAAGCTCAATCAAATCAGTAGCAGTTACATTAAAACTTTCATGGCAAGTAAAACGTGCGCCATCAAGACTAGGCGAAGCATGATCAGAATTTACACGAAATTCCTCAGGGGCAATCGGCATACACTTGGCAGTTTCCTCAACAGTGTGCATCTTGACTTTGACATCATAGAAGTCAACTTCAATTTCTTTGATTGCCTCCATGATCATTTGCTGAGCTTGCTGCTGCATGTTAGTGCGAATAGGCAAAGGAGCATCATTGAGATTGTTATATCCCATCTGACGTCCAGCCATATAGAGATTGTTTTTAATCTCAAGCTGAATTTGCTTAATCTGTTCTTGAACTTCAGGCAATGCAAAAATATTTTGCCATTGATCCTGAGGAAATTCATCCATGCTTTTTTTGTCAACTGAAACTTGATATGGTTCAATTTCATAATTCTCATTTCCCTCCATTATTACCTGGAGTTCGAGGGAATTAAGGCCAGTATATTCATCATATCTGGTCTTTTTGCGCTTTTCCCAAAACGTCTTTACAATGCCATTTTTGAGCAAAAGAGCATCTTTAAAGAAGCTATAAAGCGTTAAATAGCCACCTGCCTCAGTATAGAATATGTGATTTACATACTGAGATTCAAGCTTAGCCTGCTGAGTGTCATAGCGACCCATAGGTTGAAATTCAACAGCATTATCATTAGTGGTAAAAGCTTCAATGATATCAGGCAGAACCCACTCAATGACGTCCATGACATCAGATGACTGAACCTTGCTGCGACCAGTTACCTCATCGCCTCGCGCGCGATTAAAGTAATAGTTGGTAGCACGTATGCGAGCCTGTGCAAGTTCACTACCTTCAATGCCAACAGAACTCTCAAGCTCATTCTTTATTTGAGCAATAAGAGTATCTTCATCCATCGAAGTGTCTTCTTGAGGCTCATCCTGGTACTCAGCCATATCAGTAGACATGTCCATCAAATAACACCTCGGTCGAGTTCACCATAATCAAGCTGTCTATTGAAGTTGTTGCCACTAGAGCCAACAACACTGTAATCTTCACCTGCACCAAGCATAAGATATTGCAAAGATTCGCATACATGCGAATATGCATTCTTATCAGGTTTTTCCATAAAACGCTCCATGCCTGCTACTTGGAGTCTGCGATACTTATAAGCTCCTGACATACCTTTGCGAAGATATTTGCAGCGCGGGCCTATAAGTAGAGCAGGCTTGCCATTAAAAGCAAGTTGAGTAAGTTTGTTTGCTACTGCTTCTCGTCGAATCGAATAGTCATTCGTATGCGCTGGAACTGCATTGATTCCTTGCTTGTGAAGCATTTCGAAAGGAGTGCTTTCATCGGTGTCGCTCCGCTGCTCACCGGCTGGGTCTCCAGTAATGACGATTTGATTATCTCGCCATTCATTTCTAATCTTTTGGCCCAGTAGCTTTCCAAAATTGACTGCTCCCATCGAGAACGTAACCAATTCATCAAAGATGAGGAATTGTCCGAACTCGTTACGATAGCCAAAGGTAGCAGCAGGTGTGAGACCGAAGTCAATTCCAATGAATATTTCTGCATCTTTCGGAATGAGGAAACCATTTTCAGCATAGTGAATGGAATCGTTGTATTCCTCATATATGGGCTTACCATCGCGGACAAAACCATATTTTCCGTGTACATACACATCAATCCACTGCTGGTCTTTGCCAGCAATCATTCGAGTGTAATATCCTGCCGGAAGATTCTTGATGTTCTCAGCATTAGACGAAAGACCAGAAGGCTGCTTAAACAACTTATAGTCTTCAGGATGCTCTTCTTCAAAAATCTTATACCACCAGTGATCCTCATCTGGCGGATTGGTATCCATTATAAGGCCATACCAAGAAGGACCGCCCGCGCGCTGTGAAGGATAACGCCCGAGGCGGCCAATAAGCATATCCAAAATTGCTTTTGGAATTTCTCGTGCTTCATTTAGCCAAGCGCCAGTCAATTCAAGAGACAGCAACTTCTTGACATCATCTGGTTTGTCAAGAGCACGGAAAAGAATCTCTGCATCAAGAAAGGTTCCGTCCGGCAGTTTTTGCCGCAAATGACACTTCATATCCATTTTATGCAGAGTCTCTTCTGCATGAGGAAACCAATCGAAAAAAGTTCTCATAGTGGTGTCAAGCAATTCGCGATAGGTATTACGAACAACAACCCAACGCGTTTGACGAACTCCATGAAAAGCTTGTTGAGCAAGAGATTTGAGCATCAACTCCCAGCTACACCCAACAGATTTGCCAGAGCCAATAGGGCCCATAATTCCACGGACAAAGTTTTTGTCCATGTGAAACTTGGCAATAGTCGGTTCAGCCGTATAGTTAATTTCCATGATTAATCTACCACTTCATAAGACGTGCGCGACGAGGCATTTTGGCACTACGAAACGGAAGTCGGCTGTAATTGCGAGTTGGCATTATTTATTCACCTCAGATTGTGCAAGGTTATGGAATTGTCGTTCACAATTTTCGATATACTTATCAAGTTTGTCTTCAAGCTTATTCATTCGCTGTTCACTGCGGATTTCCTGCTTTTCGGCATTAGCTATAAGTATATCGACTTGTGTTTGAAGCTTAGAATATCCCATAAGCGCAGCAACAATAGCAGCAGCAAGAGGAAGATATTTTGCCAGAGTGTTTACATTAATATTGCCATTCTGATTGTTATCGTCTGACATGCCTTTGACTCGCCTAACAACTTGGTTGATTATTGTTTCATCACCCATAGCAATAGCCTCGGTGTTTATTTACTTAATGGCAACAAGGTTCTTGCTGCCTTTGCCTACACCGGGCTCTTTAGGCTCGTTTGGAGCACTTATAGTAACATTGTAGCTGATTCCGCCGCTTCCCTCGGAGTCATCAACTTCCTTTTCAAATTCTTTGCTGAAGCGCTTGAGATAACTAAGACAAGCCTGCACACCTTGCTTGCCGTCGGACATGTTTGAAAAGAGTTTATCAGCTGCTCGCTTAATGCCCTTAGCACGCCCACGCGCCATAGCCATCTGGACAATCTTTTGTTCCCGCTCGGATGGCTCGTCAATGATCATGAAGTATGCCTTAATCTCATCATAGTTGAGAGTAGACATAGATTCAATCTCAAGCAGCTGTCCAGCAGTAAACAGCTTCAAATCCTTATTGAATTTGGTGTAAGGATTTTGGTTGTCTTGGGTGCGCTGAGTGGCCATTAGGCATCTTCTTGGTTTTCTAAAAGATGGTG